GGCAGCATCGGCATAACATCGTCGATTTCTTCATTGATAATCAAGTTCACAATGTTGCGATCAAACACAATGCGATCCACAGTCTTGTGAATACGCACATACCAATCGTTCTTGACTTTCAGCATATGCCCATCCGCAAAACGAATGATATCACCTTCACGGCCCTCTTTGCCACGCTGACGGTCAATGTATTCAATGATGTTTCCATCCATCGAACCGTAAGTAGTAACAGTGTTAAACGGACAAGTATCAGGCATATGATACTCACCAGTTTCGTTATCACGACACGCAAGCAGCACAAGGTCAGCTTCTTCATATGCAATAACAATCTGGTTGAACGGGCTTACCCACTCAAAAATTGGAGTAACATCAATATCCATACACCAACGCAACCACTGCTTCAAATGCTCAGTGTGAGTGTGCTTTGCAAGCCACGCCTCTGCATCCATCGCAACGTTAGTCACACCCATCTTTGTAGCAAGACGCAAGTAGCCATCAACCAGCAACGGACGAATCATAGAACCATCCATCTTTTCCATAATCACGTGAGGCTGGGACATATCAATCTCATGAGTTTGCGTTTCCTTACGTTCATTCACGTTGAAGAACTTATGGAACGGACGCGACATAAGATTGCCATCAGCATCAAAGATAAGCCCACGGCACTCACGGCGCATAGCACCACCCAAGTCGTCAGGACCAGTCATGTCAAACGTATCAGCCATTGCTACAACATAGTTGATAACAGTGTAGCCTTCACGTTCTGCCACAATAAATTCATCACGCCCTTCGATATGCGGAAGCACATCATCTATGGTCTCAATAATAGGAAACTGATAGTGCATACTATTCTCCAAGTTCTACTTCTTTAATGCGAGTGTACATGATATCGTCCGCAATATTGTCTGCGATGGTTTCGGCAATATCCAAAAAGTCAGTTACATACTGCTTTACTTTCTGATCTGCAATAAACACTTCAACAACATACTTTTTCATTCTTGTTCTCCATAATCAATGCCAAGCAAGGCACCGTGCATGTTATAGAAGGTAATCATATCAAAACCTTCACTCACAGTAGGCACTGTAAACGATTCGAACATGTTTGTCAAGATGTTTTGTGGAATAGTTTTACCAGGGCGATTACGCAAGCGGTTAGCCCAAACTTTCTGGTCATCAAGCCAACCTGATTCAGGAGGAATGATGCACACACCACGCACTTGGTAACCAGCTTGCTTCATACGATTGATAATCTTACGCCGCTTACCAACACCAAGATTGGTTTGGTCCCAAATGATATCCATTCCATCTTTAATCGCAATATCAAGTAACTCATTCATTGACTTGGTTGCGCATTCGATGTTGTCCTCAAACACATCATCGTAAGTCTTGCCAAAGTGCGCCGCCGCGTCTTCAATAAATCGATCGGTACTATACACAAACTCATCCAAGTCCATAGCTACCATTTCATTAACGCGAGTGCTTTTGCCCATTGCAGGCAAACCTACCATTACAGTGCAAATAGGTTTACTCATTTTTTCTCATCCCATTCAATACCACGATCCTTAAACCAAGCACGGCGAACTGATTTTTCCTGTTCTGTTTTGGCACAAAAGATGTAACTTCTATAACCGTTAACAAACATAATCGCATCAGCAATAACAAAGCCTGCAATCAAAATAGCAAAGCCGATTCCAAACATTAGAAGTCCTCCTCACCTTGGTAGACGTTGAACACAAAGATACCGTTATCACGCCACATATCGACAACTCTCTTTCTGTCATCAAAAACCATATCAGGCTTCTTACCATAGTCAATGATGATTTGATCCAGGATTTCCTGCTTCACAATATCATCACTACGGAAGTCGTCTGCCTTACGCATGTAGAGTTTAGCACGATAATCCCAGAGGTTATTGCCTTGAAGCCAAGTCATTGTAGCATCACGACTACGCTCGTTACGACCGCTGGCAAAGATGATTTCGTTACCAGCAGCCCTCAGTGCGTGAAATACTTCCGCTACAGGATAGTTCACCTTGTCATTCGGAATGCCAGCGTCAAACGCTTTCCAGTTCTTGGGCTTGCTACGAACATAATCAAGACGATGTTCAATGTTGGCAAGAGTGCCATCAATATCAAATACTACAAGCATTATTCTTACATCCCTTCAAACTTTGCTTTCAGCCGTTCGTATTCAGCGAACTCAGCATCTTTTATCAACTTACGCATTGCAGCCGCCTTCTTCCGTTTTGCAGCGGCATCAGCTTTGATCTTGGCTTCCAGTTTTTCACGTTTGTCTTTTTCTTTGTCGGTTTCCAAACGCTCAAAGTAGTAAGTTATAACGATTTCATAACTACCGTAATAGTCACGCTCAGTAGTCAGATCAAACCGACCTTCGCCGACCATGCCCATGTTACGAGCTTTGTCCACTGCCAAATCAATACAGGCTTTTACTTCATCGGCAGTGCCTTCAAAATCGTAACGGCTAACCACGAATTCATCACGCACCAACCATACGCCATCTATTTTACGAGCCATACCCATTTTTCGCATCCTCTTTTAACTTACCTTTATACATTACAGCAAAACGTCTTGGTTGTCAACAAAAAAAGTGAGCCGTAGCCCACTTTTTTCATTTTTATTTTTGTATATGTTTACTGATTCATATTCATGAACGGAACAGTTGAATCTGGTAGCATTGTAGTGGGTAGCTGACCATTCCAACGTTCTGCTTGTACAAGCCCAATCAGGTTGGGATTTTCACGAAGTGCGTCACCACGTGCGCGAATTGCGTCTGCTTCTGCATCACCACGTAGGCGTGTTGCTGCTGCATCTGCACGTGCTTGTGCAAGTTTAGCATCAGCAGATGCCTGTGCTTGGATCACAGTAATTTCAGCGGTAACCTTTTCACGTTCTGCGTTTTGCTGAATACGTGCAACTTCAACTTCTGCTTCCATACGTGCCGCAATCGCACGTTCATATGCATCATCAAAGTCAATGTTTTCAATCTGCACACTTTCAATGATGATTGGGCCACTTACCGCCGCTTGAATAGCGGATTGTACTTCTGCTACAAGACGGCTACGTTCTTGAATAGCAGTCTGTGCATTGAAGCGACCAAACACGTTTTTAGCTTCGTCGTATACCTGACGATCAAGCATACGTGATGCAAGTGCGTCTACACTGCCGTAATTTTCATATACAGTGGTAACCTGATCAGAAGGAACACGATAGTTAACACTTAGTGTTAGGCCCGCAGTTTGTTGGTCACGTGAGTAAGCAAGAACATTTTCATATACTTTTGCTTGTGTACGCACATCAATATCGACCACACGGTCAATAAGTGGCATCTTAAAGCCAAGGCCTGGTTCAGCAGTGCCAGTGATAGCACCATTGCGAAGCACTACGCCACGCTCACCTTGGTCAACTGTGTACCAGCTACCACCAACGATGGTCAGTGCTACCAGTGCAACAGTTGTGGCGATACCACCGCCTACGATAGTTTTAGTCATTTGCTTATGCTCCATGTATTTTTGATAATCCCGCATATCGCGGTCGAATTGATATTGAGAAGTATAGTCTTTGGGATCAGGACGATTCATCGCCGTTTACCTCGTTTGATAGTTACGTTTGTGATTAGGTGATACACGCCTGCACCGATTACAGCGCCTACTACAACTAGGCCAAGCATTGCCAAGGGCAGCATCATTGCTCTTTCCTTTTCTTGTTTTGTTTTCTGTTTACTTGCTTACTATATGGTAAATCAAAACAATTGTCAATAAAATTATCGTCTTCTGGCCACAGTATTTTTCTTCTTATTCCTCATCATACTTGAGGAGATCAACTTCCCATTCGCCAGTTTCTGCGTTAAAGTTACGGCAGGTACGAATATAACCCTGGCGGCTAAGGTCGTCAATCGTTGCAGTGATTACTGCTCCAAACATACCCATACCGCGATTAAGCCCCCGCCAGTATCCCATAGCGAATAACACGATCCCAAGACCAGCCCCAAGCCAACCATTTGGATTGCTAAAATAAGCGATGATGTTTTCCATTATCCTACTACCTCGTCAATAACACGAACCAGATCTTCAGCAAACACGCCTTCAAGACGCTGGTCATATTTTACTTCAGCTTTGCGGATACGGAAGAAGTCAACGTTGTACAGGTCTTGTCCAGCATCATACTTGACATAAACCTGACCCTTCCAGCGTACCATACCAGATGTTTTAAACTTGAGACCATCGCCCATGTTAACCATGTCTTTAGTCCCCCAAGCACCAAACGCAAAACGGTCCAGCGCACGAATTTGATCTCGGATAATGGTAGCAGTGTTCATATCGTTCTCCTTTGCTTACAATACTAATATAAGCAATGTGTCTTGGTTTGTCAAGTGTTATTTTGAATTTTTTTTGGATCAAACATAGAGAGTACACTGGTGACTTCGCTGACGTAAAGGCTACGATGAATACGTTTTGGTTTAGCATAGGTGTCAATATTCATTACACCATTATCTTTGTCCAAAATGTAATCTACAATAGCTTGTGTATTGTAGTCATATTTCTTATTGAATGTCCAGAACATCAGGCAGTTGTCTTCACGACGGAACACATATACATCTTTATTTGATTGTGCAGTGTTATGAGCATAATGCTCTACGTATTGTAGTTTACCTGTATATTGTGTATCTGAACGATCCACTGTCTTATACAACGCAGCATAATCATCATAACGCTTGTTGATTTGTGTGAAATGACGCAAGTTGGAAACCAGTCTGCGCTCATCAACTGCAATTCGTTCATCAGGTCGTGCCACTAGCTGTGCAACTGTCGCTGCCCAGTTATCGCCACTTCTACGAATAGGCCATCGAATTTCTTCTCCCATGAGCTTGCGATTCATCATTTCAAACTGCCAGTAAAGAATAATTTCATTGGCATTTTTCAGATGTTGGCTGTTAATTTCACGTGCGTCATATTCTCTTCGACGTAGGAGATCAATAAACTCAACAGGTCGACTACCCTCATCAACAAAGAACTCTGTTAGTACAAGTGCTTCGCGAAAGGTAATGTCAGACAACTCTGTTCGTTTACCATCCTCGATAGATGGCGATAAATCGTCAAAATGCCAGTCAACAGTTGCAATCGAGATAGTATTCATATTTTTCCTACTTCATGTCTTTTTATAGTATCTATACCCATGACATACGTCACCCAGTTTTCCGCAGCATTTTCTACATATGTCAGATTGTTATCGGGATAACTTAGACTACCCACGTAACGTTTATCCTCGAAGAAATCTATTGTAAATATTGACAGTTGTTCACTAACTGTCACTGCACGATCACTGCCGTGTTTTAATCTGTACGTTTCACCAGATTTACGATCAAAGATAATGGCTTCTCTACATTCGTCATCACTAAAATATTGTGATATGACTTCACGCTTATGCATCTTGTACACTGTAGGGATCAATATGTGATATTAGCTGCCGCACATTAAACTCTAGATCAGACAGTGTGCCGTTGTTATCAATAGTGAAGTCCGCCATCCATTGTTCTAGACTCATGCTGTTTTTGTTCTCTGGCGGCAATTGATCACCACGATCAACCCAGATAGCATAATCAAACACGCCACTGTTTTTCATGGCGTGAAATTCTTTTTTATTTCGCAACCCACAATAGATATCGTGGGCATTAAAAATCTCACGGCCTAGACGTGACGGGTCAGGTACATTATAATTGCAGATAGCATCATACCATTCTGCTCGATGATTATGCCTGTCAGCATAACATTGTTCTTCATCAAGGTATCTATATTTTTCCTTTAGATCATTATAGATAAACAGTTTACTACAGAAGCGGCTACTCGATTCGAAGCTATAGCCATACTTATCGCTAAGTATTTCACATACTGTATCTTTACCATGTCGTCCATGGCCTATTACGAGTAATTTTAATTTCATATTCATGTTCATACTTGTATAATATCCGAATTATAGAATTTTGTCAACTGATATAATTGGCGACAAAAAAATTGACACTAGGAATAATTTTGGGCGCTCGTCGATATTGTTTTGCCCAATCCCACAGTGCGTGTCTAACACTGTCATGATAAATGTCGTCACCGCATAATACAGGAACATCTAGAAAGTATTCAAGTTGGTTATATACTTGATCATACAAATGCCCACCATCTAAATAAACACCATTGATACGTGGCTTTAATTTGTCTAATTCCCATTTAAGATCTGAAAAATCTCCTTCATAAATATGTTTCAATATATGATGGTTTTTGTGTTGAGATATAAACTCTTCAAAGAAGTCTCGTTGATTCTTTCCTTTTGCATTTTCTTGATCCATGTATGCTAAACATTTTTCGCTATCTTTTACTAGTAGTGCATTCTTGTTTTTTGGAAGCATGGTAGACCAATCTTCCCAAAACAAATCTACTATATAAAGTTCTGCCTCTGGAGGCAGAACGTCCATCCATGCCCACGTGCTTTTCCCCCATCCGCATCCGATTTCTAAGAAAACAGGGTTTTCAGGCAACTGCTCTACAATTTTACAATAATGTTCATGTTGTAAAGGATCGGTCCACCCTGGGACATCCTCTGCTGAATTACAATAATATTTTATGTCAGTCAATTATTGTCCTCATTCAAATTCGCAGACTACATCTTCGTAGTATAGGCAGTCATCAACATATTCTGGATCGTAATTGTCCAGGTTATAGATGCTTTCCAGATATTGTTGGTGAGCATGAAAGTCACGTTCGGCTTCAAGATGATCTTGTAGCGGAGCATCAAAATTAGAACACGCACTCAGCAAACCAACACACGCAATGATAGCATATTTCATCTTATTTGTCTTTCAGAAAAAAGGTTTCATAAACAGCGGTAATCAGTACCAGCACTACAAAGAACACCGAACAGCCAACAACAGCACCCATATTAGTTCTCCTTACATGTAGTAGGGCCGGTCCACTGGATCCGGTACCCATTAAAAACGTTTCCACGAGCATGGTTAGTAGCAGGGCTAGCCCAGCTAGCAGCTTTAAGAATGTCACCGCGCTTGAACTTGCCGCCATCAGCTTTAACAACAAAGCCCCAGACGCTGCCGCCTTTTACAATCTTAACGTACTTGCGACCTTCTTCAACACGCACGCCAGCTTCAAACTCTGCAATCATGCGGCGGTTAATGTCACTTAGTTCTCCAGCAGTACCTTCACGCTTGCCGCGGGCAACAGCACTGCGTTCAGTGTATTCGCGGTAGTCAGTTTTAATAGCTTCAACAAGGACTTCAATTGCAGTGTTCATATCGTTCAGTAGCATGTCTATCTCCGTTGCTTACATATATAATCTAACACCAAAGTGTCTTGGTGTCAACAACTTTTTTACTCTGCAGGGATATATTTTTCAATAATCTGTTTAAACATTGTAGCGACATCGCTCTCTGCAATGTCAGCAACAAGCACGGTTTCCTGAGGTTTAAGTCCAGTGCTAATTTTGTAGTTGCCGTCAGCTTGTTGGTCAATGTCAAAATGCGTAGCACCTTTAGTATATGCAAACATCATAATCTGCAACCCAGTCTTGGTGGTGTAGGAAGAAGTGCGTCCTGGATATGCGTGGTGATCAAAGCCCTGAGATTTAATTAGTTCGTTAATTTTGGTACCCATGTTCATAGCAGTTCTCCTTTGCTTACAATACTAATATAAGCAAAGTGTCTTGGTTTGTCAAGAGTTATTTTGAATTTTTTTCACTATTTTCCATTAGTCTGTCGTACATACTGCCCCAGTCACGACAAATAAACTGCTGTCTATATGCATTTACATGATCCTCCCAGCCGTCTAGATGATCTTCGTCAATGGCTGCTGCTAAGTTAGAATATTCCCACTGCTCACACATTAACAAATTATGGAGATTCACAGTGTGAACATTTTTACCAAATTTGTGATAATGTCCGCGACTGATATCTTCTTTAACTCCTGTGATCATTGAAGTGTAATCTGCGATTCCAAAATCATCAGCAAAGTTTTCGTGCCACATATATCTATTACGTTTTGCGTACATGTCTACAAAAGGACTATCTGCAGGTATATATGGTACAATGATTCTGCTGAATGGTTTCAATACATTGCTCAAAACCTCAGGGGGGTGATTCCAAGATAAATCGTGATCTGGTAATACTTTGCAGCAATTTTTTGTTGCACTTCTATTCTTGCTTTCAGGAATAGCCCAGTCAGTCATATATTCGTCAAAAGTTTTTGGTTTATCACTAGAACCATTTTCGGTATCTTTAGTAAAGCACCATGTCGCGCCGTCACAGGCAAGGTCTGTCATCATGCCATGTGATTTTAATTTAGTAAATTCGTATCTTGGAAAGTTGGCATGTTGGTTAATAAACCATGTCAGCCAAGTCCCACTTAGTCCTGCGGTGTATAAACACGCATAATTTTCTTTTATGTTCATATTTTAATTATCCAAAACTAAACAGATCACCAAATGTATTTTTTGCCAGACTAGAGCTCAAATCCCACTCTAGCACTCCAATAAGGTTGTCAATCTTACTAGTAATAATGGCGTCTTCCATAGCATCATCATCAAATGGCAATGCTTTAAACCATTCTGGAATACGTTTCTCGTCTGTTGGATATCCAATGCTTGTAATGTTCATTGGATTCTTTTTTAATTTACATACAATAGTTTTCATACCATCTGTGATGTCAATACTGTATGCGTCACTGTTCATTTTCTTTAGGCGATTCCAGTTGATAGCCGCAAGGGCGTGTCCAATACCACATTTACCAGTGTTAACAAATACTTTGGTGTGATGTGTTAGGTTATTAACACGCTTGGGAGTACCTTTCTCCCAGCTAGGCTTTGCACGAAACTCCTTGCGGAATTCAACAATACGTTCTACTACATCTGCCTCAGCAACTCCAGTAAGAACCATCATAAGTATTTCGCTTAAGAAGTCTTGCATATACCCTGGAGTATCACTACGCTTGAGGTCAAGTCCCATAGCTTTAATCTTACCAGGCTTACCGTTAACATCTTCACGCTTACCTTCCAAATCGTATACCAGCAGTGCATAACGTTTTTTAGTAATAAAGATACCAGAAGAAGCAACCACCTCTCGTCCTGCTGCAATAATTTCACCCAGTTCCATTGTTGTATGGAACGCACGATTCATGAAGTTAGGGAAACTGGTGTTGACTTCCTCACTGACTGCATCGTAATACTGAATAACAGTTTCTTTGTCCCACTTGATCTCACCGGCATCAATTTGCTGCTTTAGTATAGGATATGCACTAAAGTATGTTGAGTCAGTATCGCCGTAAACAATAGCTTTGCCACGATGATCATACTCGCCAGCAATAACACGATTAAGTTCTGCTGCCATGTGACGTGCAATACACCGTCCTGTTAGTGTTGTACTTTGCCCCAAACGTGGATCGTTAAAACGGCTACCTGGGTTAAGCAACGCACCATACAAACTGTTCAAGTTAATCTTCTTAACTAGCTGTCGCTTATCCCAGAACGCAAACTGCTCATCGTCTACGCCCTTAAAGCCTTTTGCTTTCTTTTGTAGGTCTTTGCGTTCAGCATACCAGCGTTCTAGCAAGCCAGGAATAATACCTTTTTTCTCGTATGTAAAGATAGTACCATTTGCACTAATAATCCAGGGCTGACCGCTGTTGAATATCAGTTCATAAATTTCTGCGCCAGTTAGCTCATAACTTTCGCCGTTCTCAAAGTCAAGATACAATCTTTCTACTTTGTCTCGATTCATGACAAGTTCGTATTCTTCTGTAGCAAAACGTCCTTCCCAGTATCTTGCAACTGGACTTTCTTTATGGCGTTTGAAACTTTCATCAATGCCAGGGGCAGTGAAAATATGTCTAACTTGTCCAATAATAGTTTCCGTACTCATATTACACGCCCGCAAGATACTGGGGTACAGACTGTTTAAGTCAACACTGCCCAAGTCACGATGCTTACCTTTCATAGGATCAGCAACATAAGCGCCAGCTGCCTGCACGTTGCGTGTATAGTTTTTCTGAAAGTTATTTTCGCTACGATCTTTATCTGGTACAATAAGCCCACGCTGATGTGCTTCGTTAACAATAGCTTGGTCAGTTTGTGCAACAGCGCCCATAGTTGTTTGTAGTAGCACTGTGTTGGAATGTGCTAGCACGTTTGCAAGGTCAATAAACTGTAGCTTCTTGTCCAGCTTTACAAGCAGATCAACGTCCTGTCTATTATAAGCAATAAACTTTTCATAGTCATTGTTGTATAGCTGATCAAGTGTACCTTCGTATTCAATTTTACGTTCATCAAGTTCATATTCACCAATGGCATCCAAACTATAGCTGTGCATTTCGTGATATGTATACTTGCGATACAGTTCTAGATAGTCTAGATGCACACGGCCCATAAGTTCATATGTGCCACTTTCTTTACCGAACTTTGTAACTGTTTTTGGCTTTGGAAACTTATCCCACAGGCATAGCTGCCGTGTGTGACTTTTACTTAGTACACGCTGAATACGGTTAACAATGTATGGAATATCAAAGCCTTCACTGTTCCAACCGCTGAGTACGTCAGCATCGTCAATTAATGAAATAAACGATTCAAGTAGTTCGGCCTCAGTATCAAACAGAATTGTGTCGTCAAACTTATCAACAATAGCCTGTGCTGCTTCTTTGGTGAGTGTTTTGGGCTTGATAGTTAAACATACTGTGCGCTTTAGCCAGCTTAGATGTACTGCAATAGCAGTAACGGCATTGAAAGGATCTTCTGGATTGGCGAAACCCAAATCCTTGTTAAAGTCAACCTCAATGTCGAAAAATGCTAGTTGTAGTTCTGGGGCTTCCACATCCATATAGTTGTCAGCCAAACAGCGGAACACTGGATTGATATCACTCTCAAATAACTTTTTGTGTCCGTGGATTTTCTTTTCAGCTTGAAACTTCTTGCCAGTATTGCATACTACACGCTCTAGCTTGTCACCAAAAATGCTGGTAAACTTACCGCGTGGATCAGGGTAATAAAACGTGTAACGTGCAGGATATTCGCGATATTCGCGCCTGCCGTTTACACGTTCTACGATGTGAATTTTGTCAGCTTCTCTGTCTAGAAAGCCGTCTACGTAACTCATATGTATTCCTTTTTTTATTACACTAGCACGATAGACGTGTAATGTCTATCACTGTGTAAAATTTTCATCAAGAATATGATGTTGCTTTTCTATTTCTGCTACTGGGTTAGTGATCCTCTTAAAGTCTCGCAATACTTTATCCCAGTATGCATTGTCATGTGACCATATACCCAAAAATCCATTGGAATTAGGATTTTCAAATTCTACAAATTCTCTACAATCATAAATTAGCCATCCGTTGCTAATTGCCTTTTGTAGTTGATGTATTCTGATGCCTTCAAACCCTGCTCTACCTATACGTTCTTGCAATAGCAATCCGCCTGGAAGTAGTAGATTACTCCAAACTTTTGCAAATTTCATATGCACTAATCCGTCTTGTTTACCATCATTGATGAAGAAGATTTGTTTTCCATACACTTCAAGATACTGGTCAGCCACATTATTATCATATGCATCTTTGCCGTAGTAAACATCAATATTAGCGATGTCAGGTATGTTTAGATTATGCACATTGTTAACTCCAGTTACAGAGTTAATGTATTGCCTGACATCACAGTTTTTTTGATCACATAACTGCAAACTGGGGCTTGCTATATCAAGTCCTACAACTTTTTTTCCAGGAAAAGTCTTTGCCCATGCAACCTGGCATGATGCATTGCCTATACCTATTTCAGTAATAACATCAATCTTATCACCTAACTCGTTAAAGATAACATCATAGATCTGGCCCCATCCTCTTTGAATTTTAGGATGCTTGCAGCCAAATTTTTCTTGGTGATAGTTGTCTATTGAAAAAATAGGATTTAATATCATTTAATGATTACGGCCAACACTTTGTAGAATGCTTTCTAGCTCTTCAAATTCTTCACGGTTCTTGTCAAATTCAGCCTTATGTGCAATAGCAATAGCCTTGTTTAGAACCTTAGGGCTGATACCCAGTTCTTCAGCAATCGCTTTCACTGTATCACGTAGCCCTTCGTTTAGTGTTTTAACTTCTTCTTTAACTTGGATGCCCTCAGTAATAAGCCTTTTTAGCTTATTAATATCGGAATCTGCAAACTGTGTCAATATAAAAACTCCTTGTAATGATAGTAAGCCAACGGCTTACTATCGTTATATAGTAGTCTTGCTTCGTTGTCAACTTAATAAGTGTGTCTTGTTGAAGTTTATTCCCAGTGATTCCAATAATGCAATTGATTCATCGTTATACAGTTTAAATATTGGGCTATTTTAATTTAAACCCAATTCTACCTTTTTGACCTGTAGCAAAGTATGACTTATTATACAGTACTGGCGAGCCTTCGAACACTGCTGGGAATTTCGTGTAATAATCTAAAACAACATCGTTTCCACGCTTGCCGCCGCGTGTGATTAACTGTACGTATTTGTTGTTGTTAAGTGCAGCCATCATAGCACCCTTAAAATCTTCATCAGCATTGACAGATTTAATCATTGCAGTGACTACGGCGGTTAAGGCGTGAAAGAATACACGGTAATCTTCACGGTCTAGAGTACCTGGGGCAGTCCCTTGTGCGTTAAATAGTTCACGAATTTTTGGTGAGCGGATGTCATCTGGATTGCGTGATCCACGATCTAAATTTTTCAGTGCTTCAATGTCAACATCATTAATGATACCATACATTTTTGCTACTAGTAATGGACCAGTTGCTGCATTTTCTGTACCAAGTAAACGCATTACTTCTGCGCCGCGTGAAAATTGTTTTTTTGCAGCATCTGGCAATTGCTTGTAGATGCCACTTAGACTACTTGCTGCCCCGCCGCCCTTGTTAATCTTACTACTAATTTGTATTTCTTGTCCGTTGGGGGTTCTAATGATACTATCAATAAGTTCCATTGCTTTATCCTGCGGGAACATAATCTGACTGCCAGAGAATGAACTGAGTCCAAATACACGCAATAAGTCTTGAGTATTGCCGCCAACACTACCTGTTGCATCAATCAGTGCCAGTGGTCCCAGGTATTCGCCGCCGTATTTTGCCAATACGTTTACATAGTTCATACCATTAGCGATTGGATTCGCTGTACCAGCACGTGCTTGTTGTACTGCCTGCTCCATAATGCCTGCTAATTCCTCATGTTCTGTGCCGCGCACCTGATTAGCTACACCAGCAACTACTGCGTTAGCTAACTGATCAGTACTGCGATAGTTTTCGTCAGTAATTAAATCAGCAGGCTTGATAGGAATACTTTCTTCTTTGGCGCCCTTGCCATACTTATACCCGCGAAATGTCTTCCATAGTGTGTGTATACCTTTTGGTGGAATTTCTTTAATGTAACGTACCCAATATTGCGGCTGTCCTTGCGAGTCTGTAACTTGTGCAATAATTGCGGCTCGCATTCCGCTATTTTTTGCGTTGTCATATACGATTTCTGCTCCAGAGGGAATTGTTTGTTCGATAGCTGCGTCAAGTTCAGCTAAACTATTAAAAGCAGGCGCATTACTTGGCAGTACCCCAACATCCACCATAGTCAATACGTCAGACGGATCTATGTCACTGACATATGTCTCACCAGGTTGGCGAGCTGTAACGCCACGTGATTCGTATAGTATCTCATCTGCTCTCATAGTTATTTTCCTTGACCACGATATGCTTTGAAACTACGCTTTTTAGATTTGTTCATTGAACTCATTTTTAGTGAGCTGTTTGTAGTTCCTTGACTTGTGCCTTTGTGAAGTGAAGCTTTACGTTTAGTTGCTGCTCCGCCTGATACTTTTGCCATAATATTATTCCTTTATTACCATTTGCGGCAAGACCAATATCTTGCTTTTGTGTTAGGTCCAGGATTGTCACAGTTGTGTCTCGCACGGAAACTCTTGCGGCGTGCTGGATTTGATTTTTTAATACGCATGTCAGGATCACCGAAGTTAACTTTAACTACGTTGCCCTTTTCATTCTTTACGTATACTTTGAATTTCTTTACATCGCCCTGCATAGGCTTGTTTAGTTTAACAGTGCGTCCCTGATATTCTGCCTCGTTAAGAGTGTCGTCTAGATCGCCAAATATTTCTTCAGCTTCATCTAATGTAATTTCAGTCACATCCTCAGGAATGCAGTTTGGTACTTCCTTGCCGCCTTTTTTCTTCATACCAAGCTGGCGATAACCTTTCCAGCATGGGTCAGATTCTTTTTCATTAACGACATTGATCCATTTTCTCATTTCATTCATCGTAAAGATCTCCTTAGTACTATTTATACGTTTTTGTACTATTGTTAACAAATGCACCTATCCGCCCGTGTACATCTGGGTATTCTCTGTATTGATATCCTGCCGGCGGCGTTGTATCTTGTCCATTCCAGACTGGAATAAAATGATCTACATCGTCAGTAAAATCTTCATTGTGTCTAAAGTGAACTTCTATTAATTTATCACCAATAAACTCGCAATTAATCCATTCATATTTTTTAAAAAGATCTTTCAGTATCTCTGGTCTGTTTACATAGTCTTTTGTTCGTCGCCATTCCGTCCAGTGTGTTAATGTGTCGCTTGACTTTATTCCTTCTACACACAGTCGTTGAAGACCCCTGTTATAATCAACGCTCAAATGTCTACCCTCAAACCATTCACACCAAAAATATCCCAGTGGTAAGTGCATAGTTTCGCAATCCAACCAAACCTTTTGGGCGCCTAATCCTAATCCTATCATGTTAACACACGGACGTACAATATAATAGCCAGGAACAGGAACGTCAAGACCTACAGGCCCACAATTGTATCCTAGCTTTCTGGATAATATAAGTTTATCCATGACCCAGATGTCGTCGGGATCAATAGTCTTCCAGACAATGTCTTCAGCACTCTCCTGTGTCATTCAAGCAATCCTTGCAAATCCACATCTGACCTCGCAAATTGCCCCAGTAGTCTCTGTAATCAAATTGACTGCACACTTTATTTTCTTTACATTTAGAACATTTATGCTTACAACATTCTTCACAGCTACAACTGTCGCATAGTTTTATACCTTGCTGGATTTCGTCTTTTAAATTAAAATGGTTTTCTGAATATAGAGGAACACCGCAGTGGCTTGGGTGTCCGCAGTTCTTACAATGTGACATAGCAATACCCCTTCTTTCGGATATTTATTAGTCGTAAAAATAGGGGGCCGTAGCCCCCTGTGTAGTTTTTTAATTTTGGTCGTTATTAACTAGTTGATTTTCTAATAGTATCGATATCTTTTGCGCTAGCACCTGCATTATATGCTAGTGCAACTAGATCATCTGAACTTGCTGCTCCAGCTTTTTGTGGGGCTTTGAAACTTGGCAAATCACCTGCCATAGCATTTTTAGCTGCAATGTTAGTTCCTTGTCCTGCTACCTGACTCAGGGCGCGGCCAGCCTTTGTCTGTCCCAAACGCTGCATTAGGTTTGGTGCTACCTTTTGTAGTCCACGCTTTGCAAGCGCCATACCGCCGCGACGTGCTAGTGCGCCAAGTGCTGCACGGCCAGCCATTCCCGCAAGTGCGCCGCCAATACCAACTGGACCTAGTAGCAGTGGTGCCACTGTCATACCAACGTTAGCAACAGTACCCCAATCAATCTCGTCTAGTTTTTGATTTGCACTTTCGCCTAAATCAGCGCCACTGCTAATTTTGTTATACAGTGCTTCATATACCAAATATTGCTCACCCAATGCTAGCTGGTGTGCATCCATTAGCTTGCCGCTTTCTAGATCCTGCTCAATACTGATCATAGCATTTTCTAACATATCTAGCAGTTGATCTCGTGTTGTTTCTCCATTTGCACACTGGCAGTCATCTTCAGTAATGGCAGTTTCCATTACATAAAAGCGGTGCGCGCCTTTGCCTTTGGCCCATTTAGCTGCCGCGCGTTTGGCATCAGCAAATTTTCCCTGAAATTGAAACATATCGTCTTGCTCTGGCTCACCCATATCTTTAGTTGTAAACATAAACAACCCCGGACCAGTTACCCGTGGCTTTTTACCATGTGAACGCATATAACGTGAATAGTCTAGTGTCAGTGATTCTTGTACATTGTCAGATTCTGGCAGTCTGCTTGGATCTTTTGAGTAACCTCTATGTCTTTTAATTTGACTTTTTAGTGCGCTGATATCTGCTTTGTTGGCTTTGCCTGACTTGGTAACTCTAGTGCTTTTCTTATTATCTAGTTTATCGTATCCTTGTCTAACATTAGGTCTATAACCATGCCAAATTTCTTCTGATCCTTTTTCAATTTCAGCTGCAATCTTGTCGCCAAACTCACTACGAATAGTATCTATAACTTTACGCGCAGCTTCTACATTATCAAAGTCATCCCAATCAATGTAGGGCATAGTTAGATAACGAAGCTCATCTATTAAATCATCAAGTCTGTCTCGTTGTTCTGTTGAAAGTTTTGCTTCTGTTATACCTTGCTGTGGATACAATTGCTGATTGCCTGCCATACGTTTAACATCTTCACTGATGCCATGCTTTTTCATGAGCGCAGCTTTTTGAGCTTTCAGATCCTGGATTTTCTGAGGTGCTTTCATATCGTTTGGATTGCCAGCACTCTTATTTTTCCAACGTCTTGTCCAATCACGAATTGACAAGTCAATGTTGGCTAACTGATCTTTAACTGAGTTTGAAACTTCAACAATTGTTGATTCAGCAACACCTTGAGAAGATGTCTTGCACTTAGGACAAAACCCATTGTTCTTTTCCCATGCCTTTGCAGTTGAAACCTCGTCACACTTTGTGCAAGCAATTTTTGCTACGCCCTCATTAATATTATCAAAACGCATCTTATTTCACCTTCTTAGCTGCTGCTTTTTTAGCATGTGAAAACATATCAGCGGCAATCTGCTTTAGATCGCCATCACGATTATCATCAAAGTTCATGCCTTCTTCAACCTTTTTAGCATCCTTAGCTGCTTTTTTCTTTTTGCCTTTTACAATGTCTTCACGCTTTTTCATTTCAGAATCTGACATTTCTTCTTCTAAACTCTCTTTTACCACTTCAATCTTTTTATACATGCCAGACTTTGCCATTTTATAGTGCATATCTTGCGCAGCTTTTGCTGTTGAATGAATACCAGATTTCATCTTCTCGCCATCTTTTGATGTTGCGTGAATACGATATCCTTTATCAAGCTCTTCTGCTTCATTACGCAGTGGAGTATCTGGCATGTCTAGCTGACGCCATTCATCATACTCTAGATAGTGATCACTGGCTGGGTCATAATACTTGCCAGCTTTTGGATCGTAGTATACTACTTTGCCAACACGTGTTTGAAATGGACCTTCTAGACCAGGCCGCTCACCATAACGGTCTGCATCAACTGCTGGAAGTGTTTCCCAACCTTCTTCTACGTCCATCTCTGGCTCAGCTGGCTGTTCAACTGGTACTGGTAGTTGACTGTCTGCTTGTGATTTATTGTATTCAGTATAACGACGAACTGCTTCCATATCATTTGCTGCTGTGGTAATCTTTGACTGCACCCATGGTTCTAGATTATCACGATCGCTAATCATGCCGTGTAGGCTGATAGCATCTTTTGCCAGGAAGTATAGTTGACTGCGAGCCATAAACCCATCTTCATCATCGCCGTCCAATACACCTTCTGTTAGCTTAACACTCTCTGTTACACTCTCATCCATGTTGTGTCCTACTGCACCCATATGTAGGTCTTCAATGTCTACATATAGTTGTGCTAACTTTTTTCTTACATCGCCAAAGTAGCTGATGTCGCCGTCTATTTCCATGACTGCGTTTTCAAAAGCACCGTTGTTAGCGAAAAGTTTTTCTAACTTCTCAACCATGTCTAGGGCTTTCATAATTGTTCTATCAATTTTGCCTACGTTCATTTGTCGTTACCTCTAACTTTAACTGGGTGTACGTAGCCTGTGCTACGCTTTTTTTGTTTACCGCTGCCCAAGTATCCGTTAGGGTCAACAGCTCGTCGTATCATTTTTTTATCACCGAATAAAGGAAAATTTACGCTAGCAATGTTGCCTGCGCTAGTAGCACCCGCAGATGCGTCTTCGTTTAGGTTTAAAATATCAGATATCTTCATGTATGTATTTATGCTAATCACGCATTATTAAATAGTTTTTGCCGTGTTCTATCATTTCTGCAGGACTATATGGGAAATTTTCACGTTTTATTAATTCATTGTTCTTGCTATGATATGCGTTTACAATACTAGTAAAGTTATCCTCGGAAATTATAACATCCTCGCCTAGATAATCAGCAATCCTAGAAAACTCTGCGTAGTCTGCATTAAGGATCAAAGCATCGTAGTTTATATAATGTACCTCTACATCATTATAATTACTATGTATCTGATGGTTATAATCATAATTATGAAGCTGGCTAAACCTTATTGCAACCGCAGTAGGAAAATCTACATCACTCAATGGGTCGTTTTTAATACAATCAAGTAAAAAAGTATGATAGTGAGCGTCATAAGTCGCTGCACTAACTACTAATGTTTTCTTTTTAAAATTATTCCAATGCGTATGTATATTCTTCATTAAATGATCAATGGTGTTATGAAACACTTGTATTGACCATAGAGATTCGTTATAATTTTCCAGAGTTGGTTGCAATCCATAATTCCAAGGCGCGGTGTTTTCTTCTATATAGTTAAACAACCTGTCCGCAACATCTTGAGTATTCATAGTATAATCCCAGTATGTATCATGAACAAACATATAATTATTATTGTTGTCGTGAGGAATAGATGAATGAATCATATTAAAATTGCTTATGCCATACGACATTAAGTAACCCATAAAATGAGCACCATCGCCCCCAAGATGTGATATCGGGATTACGTTTTTATTCATTCAGTATCTCCTAAATTTCTGATAATGTTCTTACTCACGCGGCGTTCATTTTTAACTGTAGACTTCTTAATCTTTTGTTTTTTAACTACCACTGTACGCTTCTCGTATTCGTTCATATTGTCGGGGTCTTTAACACCTGTCCAAACCATAGCATCAGCCTTTGCTACATGATTCATTGGTCCAACTGTTTCATCAAGATCTTCTGGGTTAAATTTTTTGCGTGACATAGCCAACCTCACTGTAAGTATTGTATACGCATAATCGCCTTCTGTGCTACACGTAAACTAGCACGGTTTGCTGGATGAATCAAGCACCAAAGTTGACGAGCATGAAACTTTTTCTTTATTTCTGTAACTGCCCAGGTAGCTATGCCTTTGGCCTGCCACTGTTTAGCAACTAAGTATGCTGTCTCTCCGTCTGCCTTAACCTCCAACGCACCTACTAGTATACCATTATTTAACCAAATACCCCAAGTATCATAATCGTTAATAAATGTTTCTGCGGTTTCACGTGAGAACGGCCATTCCAGACGTGCATCATTTGCTATGCTGTTGTCTATAATGGCCGTTAGTTTATATAAGTCTTTCTGAGTAAGTCTTTTTAATTCAAGTTTCATTCTTCATCTGGGGGATTGAGTTTCACAATACGTGGCTTGAATAGTTTTTGGTCGCCCTTGGTAGTTTTTAATACGGGTTGATTGTGTTCATCTACGTCAAAACCAGTTACTGTGGCACGTCTATTTTTAAACTTGCCAACCAGTATCTCGTCGCCAATCTCAATGGTTGGCAAGTGCAGTACATCTTTTATTTTCATTTGCTTGCACTGTACGCTGCTGCTAATTCTCTGCCGTTGATTCCTTGGAATGCACGTGCAATATCAAATGCATAACCGCCAACGTCTTGACCACGTGGATCGCTCTTTACAAGACGATCTAGTGCTGCTAGTGCTGCCGCAAAGAATTTATCGTTTTGTTTTGCTGCTAGGGTTGCTGTATATTCATCACGGTTTACTGCTTCAAATATTTCATCATTTTTTGCAATATCTGCAATATGACGTAATGCACTAGTAATTTTTTGGCTCGTATTAGTAATGAAATTCAATGGTTTTAGATACTCATCTGGTACATCATCTTCCCCATATTCTTCTGCAATGGTTTTTTGTAATTTTAAGATTATAAAATCAAGTTCGTCTATTGTACCATATGCATCATTTATACCTGATTTTATGTTTCTATATACCGGTGCCATGTCTGGTATGTCTTCGTCTAATTCTATAGCTTCTCGTTCATCACTTGTATCACCAGTTACCTGATACTTTTTACCGTTTACAGTAAACTCTTTTTTACCTGCTTTAATAGCATTCATTCTGGCATCAGTAAATGGATTTGATTCACCCATAACAGCATTGTTGAGTTTTACACCTGCTTTGTCGGCAAGACGTTTCAACTTTAGCGCATACTTGCCAGTTTTCCAAGCCGCCTTCAATGCTGCTACTGTAGTTTGTCCAACAACTGCCATAACGATAAGGTCTGCTAGTGGAGGCAGCGAAGACAAATCTTCCTCAACCTTTTCTTTATCTTCAGCATCACGCTGTTGTTGTAGCTTGCGAGCATACTCTTCACGTTTCTTTTTATCGTCCAGAAACTTATTAATCTTAAATAGTGGGTTCTTGCCCTCATTAAATTCATTTATTTTCATTTTTTATTTTCCCAGTATTCTCGCCAAAACATATTTCGATCATTTGTAGACATCCTCGCTGCTTCGTGTTCTTTAATCTTTGCTACATAAAACTCTACAAATGCGTCTGTATACATTTTTAATCCTCGCCAACTAATCCCATGTTGTATAACTTGTGGGTGTTATTACCTGCCAAGGCCTTGGGTCTGCCGTCGCCACCAAAAAACTTTTTAGCTTGGCGTTCAGTTTCACCAGGTTTAACGTCGACAGTAGTATTAACACCACTCACTATTCGACCCACACCTTCTGATATGATATCACTAATCTTCATGTATGTATTTATTTAAAATGTTTTTAAACTGGTATTAAAGAACTGGTCATTAACATAGTCAATGATTTCTGTCCAATTTGGCAATGGTTTAAGTCCTAGAAATTCCAACATTTTATGGTATTCAGATTCATCCTTGTTTAGAATCTTTATCATATCAACAAAGCCATACTCAAATGGGTGTACAGATTGAAAGATTTCAAATCTTTCAGGTATTTCTAAATTATATTCAGCATTTGTTCCTATCATAATAGGAATAGACTCATAATACAATACATCTGATACTTCTGATATTTTCCAAATACGATCAAACATGGCGTCTGATTCAGGAGAATCTGGTATGGTAAATATCAGTATTTTTGATACGTTGCTGCCAACACCTATTGGTTTAAATTCCTCAGCGAAAATATCTGCCCATAAATCTGGTTCAGGGCGAAGTGATACTGCTAAAGATTTACTGCCATCATAATTTATTGAAGCAGTATATTCTTCAAAAGTATCACGCCCGTAGTACCATACTGTTTCAGTGTTTCCATATATACCATATGCTTCTATTTCGGCACAGAACATACCTTCATGTCGGTTAACAAAATGTGTAAGTTGTCTAACGGGTGATCCACTATAACAACCCAAAATAAAAACTTCTGGCATTAATTACTCTTGTGTTGGATTTTCTGAATCAGTCTTAAGTTCGAATATCATGTTACTGTTTAATTCTTCAGGATAAGTATTGTCAGTATCAGAGTTAGGAATATTAGGAATGTCGCTTAACATTTCTGCCCAATTTGGCATTTCTGGCGCACCGATATGTGCTGCTATTTTACTATATTCTTCAGAACTATGTGATTCTGGATCAGGGTTACCTAAGCTAAGAGTCATAACGTCTATCATGTCTGGTTCAATTCCATGCTCTCTGAGAATATGGCCAATGACATCGTTATATCTTAAAATTTCTTCTTTAGTTTCTTCAAAGGTGTCTAGGTCATTCTGGAATTCCATAACCATATTAACAAAATCATTAAATTTTGGTGATTCTTCATATGAAGTAAAGACCAGTGCTTTTTTCAGTCCTGCTTCAGCAATTAGCGCATTGAAATTAAATTCATTTGATACATCAGCCCACAATAGGTCACAACTAAAATGTAATCCAAACGCCAGCTTATTTACCCATACTTGCTCTTCTAAGTCATGTTTAGCAAGAAATGCATCAAACGTTTCAATAACGTCTGGGTCTTCTTCTGTGCAACGTAGCATTGAAATACTGGTTCCCTCAGTATCTGGAAAGTCTGCATGTTGGTTTACGTACCAAACCATATCTTCAAGTGTCTTCAAGTGCATTGACGCACATAAAATATATTCTCTCATTATCCGAATTCCTTATCTCCAAAATTCGCAGCACTAAACTCTAGTCGGTCGACGAGCTTTACTGCATTACCTAGATGGTCAATTGCAACATAACCTTCTGGTGATGTCACTTTGTAGCTTCCGTCTCCTTGCTGCAAGAAGCTCTCGATACTACCAATGCCGCGTAGTTTTTTAACAATTAATAATTTTGCGGCAATAATTCTCATATACAAACCATACATAGCGACAAGTTGTGCAGTATTGTCGTTGACCCATTGAACGGCTTGTTCTGTTGCTTGTGCAAGACGTTGCCCTGCTGCACCTTCTGGACCAGTTTTTAGTCCAGACATTTTTTTCGCTGCTTTTTCATTGACACGCTTTACAAAGTCAGCGACGAATTTCTGTGGATCCTGTTCGAAACTACCACCACGCACATAACTGTTGATATGTGCTTTTAGTTCAACACCAATACTTTGGATTGGACTATTACTTAATATGCCAAATGTGCGATCATCAAGTGCGCCTAGATAACTTTCAGCATCTGCAATGGCTTTACGCAGTGCAGCATCTTCCTGTGTTGTTAATGTAGCAACACCCGTCAAGTCTTTGTAGTAAGCATCGTCAACAAAGATGCCGGGCGCATTTTTAAACTTGTCAACATTAACGTCAAAACTTGCACTCATGTCAGCTAATGTTTCACCGCCACTGTAACGTGTATGGAAAATAATACCCATTGCACTGTTTTGAATACGTGTTGCTAGATCACTGCCTAATGGTACTGCGTATGTAATGGTGTTTGGCTTAAATGCTACGTATGAATCACCAGCAATATCAACTGTTTTTAAACTGTCTGGAGTAAACAATAGATCGCCTTGCATAACGCCCTCTATGCCTAGCTTGCTTAGGCTAGTAAACGCAATTTTTAGTTTGTTACGTAGATTTGCACGATCGCCTTGTTCCTGTTGATCTGGGAAGAACTGTTCAACATCTTGCACTGATTTGATTAGCTTTGGACTTTTAGCAAACACGCCCTTGGTGCCTACAAAGAACTTGCCATCTTCTGGATCAATACCACAAATAATTGCTGGTGCGCCATCCCACTTAACGGTAACGTTTGTTCCTTTACCACCGTGTCCTTGTAACATACTCTCTAAACTTTTTAGGTAAGCGATAGTGCGCTGTGCTCCATCATGGCCAGCATTAATAATTTCATCTTCCAAATGCTCAAGGTGTGTATTTTTACCTTCAGCTTCCATGACACTTTCAACAGGAAACTCTTTGTTTGGTGTACGGAAGTTCTTTTTGCGCATTACAGTCTTGGCTACCAGTTCAAGCATACCGCTTCCCTTGTTCCAGTTTAGCGCGAAGGGAATATTAATATCGCTAGATAAGTCCTTCATAACGGCTTCAGCATCTGGGCCAAGACGTGCAATGGGTTTACCCCATTTCATAAATTCTTTTTTAAATAGCTGTCCAAGCTCACTAAGTGTAATTTGTTTAATGTTACGTTCATCATTAACACGGTCTAGGAAGTGTCGTGTAAATTCAACATCAATTCCTAGTTGAGAAAATACTCGATCCAACACTTTTTCAAGTGCATCAAGTTGTGGCTGTGTTACTGGAGTGTCTACTTCTGTAATTCTCATTTATCTTTATCCATTGGTTTTTCGCCTGTCAGATAAGGCTTTGAGAACCAGAGCTTAAACCACTCAGGAGTTCCTGGCCTAATGTTTTTCTCACGCTGATAGCGGCCCTTTTCAGAACCAACAATACTAATGTTTGACTCATCGTCACCGTCAACAGTATTGCCTTCTTTGTCAATAATACCAGCTAACCGTTTTAATTTATAGATTTCGTCTATTTTCATGGCGATATACCCTTTACTATGGGTATTTATGCTGATTCAATATAATCGCCAAATTTTAGTTTGAACAGCATTGCGTCTTCTGAATCTTCCAGGAAAATAGTTAGTTCAGGAAAATTGTATTCATAGTAGCCAGTACTACTGTTATGAAGCCACGTGGCCATTTCTTTCTCAATTGTTCTATTTCTGTCAAGTTGACCATAGCGATCAATACGTATCTTGTCCCGTATATTAAATGTCCAACCTGGGCGTCTCATTATTGTTTATACGTGCTTATTTGTTTGACGATTGCTTCTTGATCTTCAAGAGTTTTACCTAGTGGTTGTGATAGCCAAAATTCTATATCATCCAGCGAACGTATATCAACAGTTAATTTTCTATTAACCAATTCTTCTGTAAGTCTTAATCTAAGTATAGATTCATTCAATGCATGATATAATTTTAAAATTTTTTTAATTTGCGTTATATTTTCAATTTTGGCATCGAATGCATTATACAGTTTTTCTATTTCTCCATCATCACACAATTCAAATAATTTGTAATAATCTATGTTAACTGCAAAATTAAGATAGCCGTTCTCCGGATATATAGTTTTAATATCGTCTTCTGGTAATGCAACCGTTTTTATTTTATATAGCAGTCCAACATATGCTTCCACGAAAACATTAGGAGCAAATACATTAACTACACGAACATTATCTAAATTTAAAGTTGCTTGATTCATGACATGACTTTGCATAACATGTCCATGTGGCATTTCGTTTAGTAATTTTTGCTGCTTGTCAAAGTCTTGAGCGATTTTAAACGTACGATATTTTAATACAGAATGTGATCCATGTCCCCATAGATTCAATCTAGGAAGCATAAATGTTTCAGCGTCTATATTTTTTGCCAAAAACATCAGTGCTAGCAAGAAATCTCCGCCGGCTCCGCTTGGCCAATTTAATATATATTTCATCTACTGTTTATAGGCACTAACTTGTTTAATTTTGCCATTGTCAAAAGTCAGTACATCAATTACGTTTAGCGTAAATTCTTGTTCTTTACTAAACACCTGAATACGTGCAAACAGTTTGCGTGTTTCAGGATTAAATGCCGTATGCTTGATACGAATTTTAATATCAGGAACAGCCGCCCAGATATTTGCGTTTGCACCAATCACGCTGTCACGACCAGTGACTTCTACTTCCCAGTCGCGCAGTGTCACGTTTTCGTCAAACATAAGACCAAGTTCATATGTGTCACGATCGTTCCAGGCAGCAATGTATGCGTTAAATATGTCGTTTGCTGAATTATTCATTACTCTTTTTATCCATTCACTCATTTACCAAATTCTCAATTCTTCAATATTGATTGGTGTATAATTAATTTGTTCTACACATACACAACGATAAGGGCCTGTTGGGCTAGGATTGCTGTGTATATGTCCATGTATATTTAATACAGTCGTCCATGCGTCCATATCATCCTTGTCAACTGGGGTATCACCATCTGATTTTTTGGGACGAAGTAGGCTACCTTCGTGCAGCGGTACGTGACTGAACAGTAGGCCGAATTCCATGAAAGGACGCCATAGTTCCACTTTGCTAAACCAACCACCACGTGCCAGCATTTTAATGTCATCGTGATTACCTACAACCAAACGTTTTTGTCCGTGCAACTTGGGCCAGTTCTTTTTCATCCAACCTTCAGGATCTGGACCCATTACGACATCCCCCAAGTGATAAACTTTATCACCTGGCTTCACTACACTGTTCCAGTTGTCCATCATCATTTCGTCCATGTGTTCTACATCACGAAATCCAGGACGGGTCAACTCCCCTGTCCAGTCTGTGAACTTTAGCATATTGGCATGATTAAAATGGGTGTCACTGATTACCCAAATATCTCTACCCATTAACGTGCTGCCTCCTCGAACGGTATACTAGCCAAGTTTTTACACTTTGCCTCTACCATGATGTCGAATGCATCTCTAAATGTTCCAGCCCATTCGTTGACTGCGGTGTTCCACATGTAGTCGCTGTGTGCGCGAAGTTTTGCCTTTTTAAATCCTCGACTAAGCAAGGATCCAAAGTCTGGACGGACGTCTGTTGCTTCGCCGGCCAGTAGATCCTCTCTAGATACGCTGTAGTGAATAACGGGACGCACACCGCGCCAGCTATCAATAATGTGTTTAACCCTATCGTCCGTTGGTTCAATGTATTCTCCTCCACTGTGGCACCAATGATGATGAATGTCTAGAACCAATGCTACATCAGATGCTAGTTCTAGGCTTGCGTCGAGTCCCCACGAGTTTTCGTCGTTCTCGATAGTAATAGTGTTTCGTGCTTCTGTAGACAGTCTTGGAAGGACTGCTTTGATACCGGCTGGACCTTGTCTACCGGAGATGTGGACGTTACACTTGAAGTCTTGCCAACTTTTACCGTAGCCCATCCACCTGATGAGATCCGCATGGTATTCAAACTCCTCTATGCTATTATTTACAATTTCTGGATTATCGCTAGCCAACACAGTAAACTGCCCAGGGTGCATAGACAGGCGTACATCAAGGCTACGAGCGACTTCGCCCACATTCGCGTATGCTCGCTGGAGCCGTTCCTGGATATCTGACTGCCTATAAAAATAAGACCAGCTACGCTCAGTATAAGCAGGAAGCTGATTGGACCCAATGCGGACCATACGTTGCTCTGGAGGGAGGCTACCGACATAACGAATCATCCTTTCGAGTGCTGTAACATTGTGTAGTGAAATATCGTACAGACGCTCTTCAGCTACATCACGTGGCTGTCTATTCAACCATGTAATAGTAGTACTGCGTTCACTGTATTCACGTTGGATCTCCTCAAGTAATTTTTTCTTGAGGCTTTGATCCGGATGCATATATTTGCAGGCAAAGCCTACACGGTGTACGTTTTGATTAAACATTTTTTGTCCGTGTGGAAAGTGACAAAGTCCGGGTTCTGTTACGACACAGTTCATGACATACTCCTAAATGATTATATTACCAATATATAGTAATATATCTTGCCTGTCAAGATTTATTTCGCATTACCCATTGTATAATTTCAGCATCAGTAAAACTTGGTGATCTACGATGGTTTTCTGGTAGCATGTCCCAACTACGCAATGCTGGGTGTATCTTATTGTTGTTGCTGAAATACGGACCATGTCGCCAGCCTTCATTCACCATGCTGTCAACCCAACGATTGTGATTCCATTTGCTCATCTCTGCTATCGCTTGAGTCTTTGTTTCTTCATCTACACTAAGTTCCATATCAGTGTTACCAAGCATACCCGCATCGTAGTTGCTACTTAGTTCAATATCAAAGTCACCATCGTATAAGTATTCCCATGCCTGTACAATAAATGCTGCTTCTGTTTCTGTTAAATTGCGAACTAGCGGTACAACATATGTGTGTTGAAATTCACAATCATCACATATACCGTACTCCATAGCAATAAAGTTTCCTCCCATCTGATAACTGTATGTTATATTTTCAGGCCCAAAACTTTTCACTGTCTGATACCATTGTTTTGCAGACACGGCGTCTAGCATTTCTGAAGTCTTTAGTTGTATGTGATTTTGATAAAACATTGATAATCCTTTTTTAACCGTGTGGGTTTTCCGTTATGTCGTCGTCATCAATTGGAGCAATTGCTGGCTCTGTTGTTCTTGATCTATTTGACTGCCTTCTAGTACTATTAGTTGATCTTGCTGCAACTGTTGGTGTTGTAGTTGATTGTACTACAATTGGTCCAGGGGTGATATTACCACTATTTACATAAAGTCCAAACCATGCTGCACCTGCGCCAGTTACTACGCTTACAAGTCCAGCTTGTTCCATAGTTGGGTCTGGCAATGCCATAAACCATTCTACTACACGATAGAACATATACATGTACATTGTAATGAATGCACGTGGAAATAGACGTAGTCTATCAAACCAATATGGGAATAATTCCCATTTACTTATCGTTCCGTCTTTATTCAAATCCATTGGACCTAGATCTCGTATTGCCATAATGCATGTGTTACCCCCGT